GGTATGGAGTACCCTGTTGGATCATGGATGGTATCTATGAAAGTAGATAACGATGATATTTGGAACAACTACATAAAGACAGGAGAATTACAAGGATTCTCTATAGATGCAATGGTTGAGTTGGAAGAAGTAAAAGAGTTTAATTTTAAAACCAATATAGATATGAGTGAAAACAAAAGTATCTTAACTAAACTTAAAGAACTTGTTCTGTCTGCTGAAGCAGTAGAGACGGTTGTTGAAGAAGTAGTTGAGGTAACAATGGGAAGTGCTAAGTCAGGAGATTTAGATATTCAATTTGAAGGAGAAACCTTAGAACAAGGTAGCTCTGTATTTTTGATGTCTGATGATGAGAAAGTAGCGCTAGCGGATGGTGATTATACTATCGATGAATCTGAAGATGTGATTTCAGTAAAAGACGGTGTAGTTGAATCAATCGCTCCTAAACAAGAAGAAGAAGCTCCTGCTGAAGAAGTAGCAGTTGAAGAAAAAGAGTTAGCTGACGAGCCTACTGAAGAAGTAGCTCCTGCTGAAGATGTACCTGCTGAATCTGTTTCAATGGATCAAGTAGCTGAAATGATCGACGCTCTTAGAGCTGAATTAGAAGGTAAACTTTCTGAAGTTATCGGAATGAATGCTGAACTAAAGAAAGAAGTTGTAACGTTATCTGCTCAGCCTGTGGCTAAAGCAATCGTAACTGCACCAACTCAATTAAGTTCTCACGGGAGAATCTTAGACAGAATAAAAAGAAATAAATAAAAATTAATTAATTAAAAAAAAGTAAAATTATGGCTATAACTAGCAATTACGCAGGACAAAAAGCAACTGAAATTATGTTGCAAGCGATTAAAGAAGAAGATACTCTTAGATTAGGGTTGATCAATGTTGTACCTAACGTAGGTTACAAATTAAACTTAAGAAACTTAGATGTAACTTTAGGTGTTGTAGATTACTCTTGTGGTACTACACCTGCTACTGATGCAGTAAACTATTCTGAAAAAGTATTAGAATTAGTTAAGTTTAAAAATGAATTCGAAATTTGTAAAGAAGATTTCAGACCAACTTGGAGTGGTGAGGATATGGGAGCATCTGCTTTTAATGACCAAACACCTGCTGAGATTTCTGATGCTATCGTTGCTGATACTGCTTCTAAATTAGCTGTATGGTTCGAGAACCAAATATGGAATGGTGCAGGAACTGCTAACCAAATGGAAGGGTTAATTACTCAATTTGCTGCTGATGGTGATGTAATCAAAGCTAACAATGGTATTACTGCAATCGGCGCGGCTATCGATAAGTCTAACGTAGAGGATGCATTTGATGCTGCTACTGCTGCAATGCCTTATTCATTACGTCGTAAAGATGTAAACTTTATAGTATCTCCGGATGTTGCTGATGCTTATTCTAAAATGTTAATCTCTAACGGAGCTGCTAACGGTTTAGGTGGTGATGCTAACACTGGAATGGTTTACGGACGTTATACAATTCAAACTGTAAATGGTCTTCCTGATAACACTATAGTTATCTTTGAAAAATCTAACATTACATTTGGTACAGGTTTAGCTAACGATGCTGATTCAATCCGTGTTAAGGATATGGATGAAGTTGATATGAGCGGTAATGTACTTTACAAGTCTGTATTCGGTGGAGCTGTAGGATATTCTTACGGAAACGAAATCGTTTGGTTGTTAAGCACACAAGCTTAATATCAAACAATTAAAATAGGGAGTGTAAAAGCTCCCTTATAGTATTAACTTTTAAATAACAAAATATATGCCTTGCTTAATAACAAGCTCTCGCGCTAAAGCGTGTAAGGATGGTCTAGGTGGCCAATCTACCTTATTCCTTTACAATAGCTTAGAAGATGCTTTTACTGTTTTAAATGGTGAAGCTACTGCAATGAATGCTGCGTTAACTGCTGCTTTCTCTTATCCTTTAGAAGGAGATGGTAACACGTTAGAGCAATCAATCGTTGGAGACAGAAATACAGGTACGCGAGTTAACACACAAACGTTAACAGTAGTGCTAAAACAAATGGATGCAGCTACAAACGCTGAATTCAATTTACTTGTTGCAGGATATCCACAAGCAGTAGTAGTAGACAGAAATGGTAACTACATTGCTTTGGGTCTTGATGACGGAATTGATTTTACTGTTGTTGCTTCTACAGGAGGTGCTAAAACTGATATGAATGGTTACACTTTAACTGGTGTTTCAACTACTTCAGAACTTGCTCCTCATTTAGATTCAGCTACTATAACTGCTTTCGAAGCTGTAGTAACTGTATAAAGATTCACTCTCTTTAATTAATTAAACCCCTTGCAGAAATGTAGGGGGTTTTTTTGTAATAACAAAATAGCAACATTCAACGTCTTAATTATATAAGAAATAAACAAAAAATGATAATTAACCCTAATAATACGACACATACAATATCTGTGATACCTAGGTTCTATGTAGATACAGTTACTCAAGAGATTCAAGATTTCGTAGATAGAGTTTCTGCTGATTTAGGGATTGTAGAAGATGATGGTTGTATAAAAGAATCTATTCAAGAGGATTTCTTATCAGTAATTGTAACAGATAGCTTTAAAAACGAATCTACTTCATTAGAAAACGCTTTTGAAATTGAAAATGGAATGCTAGTAGTTACATTTGATTACACATTTACAGATGAGAGTAGTTATAATATAGCTATTAACTACGTGAATACATCAGAAGTTATATATAGAGGATTAATATTAGCTACTACACAAGATACGCAAGATTACAGTTTAACGCAATCAGAATATAATTGGAAATAATATGAGTGAAATGAAATTAATAAACCTAGCGAGTTACGTGCGACCAGAAGTGGTTGAAGATCGTAGCAATGATTGGGTTTTAAACGGAAGAAGTAATAGTTTTTATCAATACATCATTGATCGTAATAACGGATCAGCTACTAATAACTCTATTAACCAATCATACGCAACATTGATTTACGGTAAAGGATTATCTACAGACAGCGGATCATTCGGTGCTGAAACATTCGGTAAATTACAAACCATATTAAGACCTCGTGAATTAAGAAAGATCGTAACAGACTTTCAGATATTTGGAGAGTTTTCTTTTCAAGTGGTTGAATCAAAAGGTGGTGAGCTACATTCTATAATTCATTTACCTAAACAAATGGTAGTTCCTTCTATTGTTAACGAAGATGACTTAATTGAATTATATTGGGTTTCTAAAGATTGGGCAAATAAAGGAAAAAAAGAAAACAAACCTACGGCGTTACCTTCTTTCGGTAATGGTAGTGGTAATTCTATTTATGTAGGGAAACCTTACAGAGTAGGAGAAAAGTATTTTGGTAGTCCGGATTATAGTGCCGGGCTTCAGTACTGTGAGGCTGAAGAAGAGATATCCAATATGACAATTAGCTCTATAAAGAACGGATTATCTGCGGGTTATATTATTAATATTCCTGATGGAATTAATTAGACTCCAGAAGAAAAAGAAGAGTTCGAACGTCAAGTTAAAAAGAAATTAACATCATCTTCAAACGCATCTAATTTTATAATTGCATTTAACGGAGCGGATGTTTCAATTGAAGTAACTCCATTTCCTGTAAATAGTTCAGTACATAAACAATGGGAAGTGTTAACTACAGAAGCTAAGGCGCAAATTATGACATCTCACAGAGTTATCTCTCCTTCATTAGTTGGATTAGATTCAGCTACTGGGTTTAGTTCTGATGCTGATATGATAGACAAATCTGAAAAGCAATTAATTAAAAGAGTTATCGCTCCTAAACAACAATTTATTTTAGACGCTATCGAAGAAGTATTAACTAGCTACGATATGAATATCAGCTTAACGTTTAAACCATTAACGCAAGAGGAGCTTCCTAAAGAAGAATCTGATGTTGAGTTAACATCTAATACTACGAAGTGTATTAAGTGCTCTCTAGGCGGTTCTAATGAGCTTTCAGATGAGTTTGTAAATGAATTAATTGCTTTAGGTGAGGATTTAAACGAAGATTTTAGTTTAATGTCTTTTAACGAAGTAGATTATGACACTGATGATGACATTTTAGATTTAGTTAATTTTACTA